TCCGTCCACTTTCTCCTGAACGCGAGCCGTGCTCCAGTCAATCGGGTCGGCCGGTCCTTCACCGTCGTTAAAGAACCTTTTGAAAGGATACGCGACAACATTCCAGTCGTTGCTTTGATCTAAGATAAGGCCGCGCGCCTCACGCACAATCGGATTGTCCCGTACAGACTCGATCTGGTCATATGTGAATTGCACCAGATTGGGCCACTCGGAGTGGCGTTTGATGTTGAGCGCATACGGAGGTTGAGCTAACGCCTCCAATGCGGCGCTTTGTGTTCGCAAAAATTCCTGTATCTGTAAACTCATCCAAAGCCGCATCTGCGGCTTTAATCAAGGATCGAATCCTTTAGACCACAGACGGAACAAATCTTACCGAACAACCTTTCAGTTTCCTTCCACTTGTGCTTGCCACCAGAGGCGACACAGTCCTTGGTGTAAAGTTCCATGTAAGAATCAGGCACAGTAGACAACACAACAGTTCGGTTTGGGTACATAAGCGTACTACGCTTTGTCAAAAGCCGTGGCTTTTTCCTGAACCAATCATCGTCAATACCAAGGACGGTGATATGCATCTTGGCAGTATTAATATCCTCAACACGACCAATTCTCAAACCGGCGCTCCGGTCGATGTTGTGGCCGTAGGCGATAAAACAGCCGATGGTGATTTCGTTTCCGACTTTATCTGTCATGTTGATTTCTCAATAATCACTTCGCCATTGCCATCGACAATGGCAACATAATCGAGTAGAGTGTCGATGCAATAATTCTCGGAATTCAGCCCTTCCTTCTTTCGAACTTCACGACCGCGAGTGTGACCGACAATCTGGTTGATACCTTCAATCGGCTCAAACTCGCGGTTCCAATCCTGCCACGTGACACCTCCAACGGCCCCACGGCTACCACCGCGACCTTCACCAGCTTCAACCAAGTCCGTCATAGTACGGCGCCTCAATTTCTCTAACGCCGCTTCCGCAACCTGGTCGATGTATTCGCGAGTAATACCGGTTACTGGATGGGTGACTTTCTTCGGATTGAAACCGGCATGTGAAACAAGCCACGATTTACCTTGGGTATCGATCCAGTAATGCAATCGGAGCATCTTGTCGCGAAGTTCACCGGTAATCATTTTCTTGAATGCTTCCTCTGTCGGCCTACGCCAACCGGAGCACCCAAGAGCGTTGATCTCCGGGAAGAGATATTGCATGTCGTGGTTCCCGACCAGATAGACGAAGCTATCGTCCTTCAGGATTTCCTGGAGCACTTCAAGATGCTCCTCGGGGAATTCACGGTACATCGTATGGCTATCCACCCAATCGCCGTTAATAACTTTTTTCTTGATCCAATCGTATTTCTTAAGAATCTTTGCCAGCTTTGCCGTGTCCTCATGAACGTCGGAAACAATCAGCGTGTAGTCTTCCATTATTCTTCACTTCCTTTTCCAACGTTTTCAATGATGCGAACGCGGGAGAACTGAGTCTCTTTGATACCATTGTTGCCAACACCGTGTTTTTTTGGTGTTGCTTTCATCAGGAAACAATCGAACTTCTTAATTATAGGAGTACCGTCTAAATTCGATAACGATCCTAATTTTGAGAAAAAGTAACCGTAGTTACCAAGTTGGTCGGTAACTCGATAGATCGTCAGATCCTGGACGGACCCATTGTTGTCTTTCTTCTGTATGTTGTTGGTGTCGATTAGCTTAACGAAAAACTCCTCTCGATTGCCAACCTCACCAATATAATTGCTCTGCGCGTACTTGTCCGCAATACGCGACAAGTTTCCGACCCGGTTTTTATGTTGATTGTAGGTGTGAGGTAGAGCGACTATGAAACCGATCATACGCTCACTGACGGAGCCGATACTGAGGATCTCTTTGACTTTCGTTAAGAAATCATCGGGTTCGGGAGGAGAGATTACAGACTTAAAGTGTGATAGGATTTCCTGTACGAACCCATCATTAGCCGCATTAATAAGGGATTCGTGCGGTACGCTCTGGAGCTTTTTGACAACAAAATGGGACGTGGGGAGCTCACCGGTGGACGTCGCCCTTTTACCGGAGATGAATTCGCCTCCGTGTTCTTCCATCACGACTAGAGTTGCATGGAGAACCACTTTAACGTTGTAGACGGCAGATGTACGGCGCATATGATTCAAATGTTAAGAAACTACAGTTTAGCACAACATTTGTGGCCTGTCAATCTAGGCCATTTGAAAACCTTGCATTTTGGTAATGGATTTGACAGCGGGGTGTCTCTTACCCCTTGGGTGAGAAATGGCCTAGCTTGGTGTGTCTGGGATTAGCGGGGAAACGTATACCTTAAGAAGGGGCGGGTGGGGATCCCGCCCCTAATCATCTGACCACCACTTCCGGTTTCAATCGCATCTCTTCTAGATTTCTTGCCAGAATCTCGCGTTCCTTTGTGTATTGTTCGTGGAGCCTTTCATATGCGCGCAGTTCTCGGATCTTCCCGTCGCACATTTCCAACTCCTTATCGATTCGACGGATGAGGACTTCAACTTCCGAAGCAGTGTTGAATTTGTCCACGGGAGGTTTAGGTGTCTCCTCGATTATCGTGATTACTTCCTCCGGAGGCATCGGAATTTCCACACGCTCTGATTCCGGTCCCTTTTTCGTTGCAGCTAACGCCGTTTGGATCGGGCGTTTCTTCGCTTTCTTCCATTCCTTCGGGTGTGCGATGCGTTCATGAGCGGCGATGCCCTGTGCTCGTGTGGATGTCCGGTCACACCATCGGCAATCGTAAGTTGCGCTGTTCAACGTTTACTACCTCCCTTCAATACAATGGTCCCATAAGATGTATTACTATGTCAATAGTGAAGTTCTAATTGTAGCAATGGAGGATCTTTAGTAGGAAACTTTAAAGGAGGCTCCACCTTTCTCCTCCATTTTAAATTTTTAGAACGGCATAACACGCAACGTTTTCGCATTTGTCCTGATTGTGAGATAAAATCTTGGACAGGGTGGTCCTGTTGGCATCTGGTACAGATCATGTCAAATATTTATAAATTTGACAAATTCCACTTGACAAACACTTGACAAGGTGCTACACTGACTGTGTAGCCCCGTTGAGAGTAGTAACGGAAACAGTTATATGCCAGAGCCGAGGAAGTGACGTGGCTCCTAGGACCACCTCCATAGAAGTCACAACTAACGCGGCTCTGGCGCCACAAGATCACGAGGACAATATGGCAACAATTGAAAGTAAGGATATCGTGAAGGCTTTACTTCAAAATGATGGAGTATACGAAGGAGATCCTCAGGCCTTATTTGTTTCCATTTGTATGATGAAGGAGGGGAAAACGTTGTATCACGTTGCCTATTCATCATCCGAAATGATGTCGCTGTATTCCAGCCCATTCGTTTCCGAATTTCATATTCTGTGGCAGAGACAACTCGGACTCAGTTCTTTTGGTTGGGAACTGTTACATCGGATTTAACAAAATATTTACAGATATAGTAAGCGTCCACCAGGTCGGTGGTAGGTGACCCGAGCATTCGTTTGGGTTGGAGGATTTCTTTTAGTTTAATTCCGGTATCGGTTTCAAACTGCTCAAGCATTTTATCCTTTGTTGCATTACCCTTCCCAGTAGCAAACTTTTTCACCACAGTTGGAGCCACTGTCTTGATAGGATAGTCGTGTTGCCAAAGTAGTGTCTTCAACGCCCCACAATTCTCCGCAATATTGAAAACCTTCCCTTTCGAGCCCATGGAATAATCTTCTATGCCTACTAATGACTCTTGCGGTTGCCGCACATGCCGTGAAATACATTCGATTGCCCAATTGGCAATCTGATTGAATCGCTCGGTGTCGTGCTCGTAATTATCTGTGTGCCTGTAGATGTGCCAGTTGCACCGGCTTAGGATATCATGATTACAGAGGGAGTAAAGTTGGCAGGATTTGAAGGCGAAGTTTTGAGCCTCGCCTTCATAAATGCAAATCGCGGGGCTGGTGATACTGTAGTCAATTCCAATAACATTCATGAACCTACTTATTATTCGTAAGATTCATCTTCATCCAAACCTTTGTAGGATGCTTTAAATAATGCGTCTAGGTAGTTTTCAGTTTCACTTCCATCGGCTTCAGGATCATCATTAAAGATATCACCCACATTTTCTCCACAAAATGGGCAAAATAAAGGATGCTCCTCTGTCGTCTGATCCACGTCAAAGACCACATCACACATTGATCCGCAATTGGGGCAATCTAGTTCCATATTTCCTCGTGTTTGTTAAAGTTCGCAAAGAACCATTACAAACATTATCTATCGAGGTCGGGTACTCTCAAGTGAGCGAAGCTTGGTTTTTAGCCTACGTACCTCTATTTTTAGGTTAGTTTTGAGTTCCTTTGGAGCCTTTCGGAGATTCAATTCAAACTGTTTAATCTCCTTATGGATCTTATCCGCTAATTTCTCACATTCTTTATTCCACATAATATCTCCAAACCTAAGAAAAGCGGGACCGAAGTCCCGCTTTTGATTACGCGCTTGCCGGACGTGCTACAACGTCTGAATATGACCACGTGCTGTTTGCGGCAGTGGCGTTGTTATCTGTCCAAGTCAATGTGATTGTGTCGTCCAGAAGTGCGGCTGCGGCAGTCTTTGCGGCTGCTACAGTTGTGAAGTTCTGGATATAAATCTGCTGAGTCTGGTTGGAGCTTGCGCTCTGTCCACCTAGGAGAACTAGCTCGAAGAGTGGCGGAACGGTGCCGCTACCAGGGTATGTGCCGTCGCCTAGGCGTCCGACCTTCTTGATTTCAAAATGGAACATTAGTATCCTTTCAGTCCTCTCCGCAAACGTTTTTACCGAATGATTCGGGAGAACTTATCTGCTTTATTTATTGGATCCGAAATTTCAGGATCATTCTCTTGGAGGCAGGGTTTGCCTCTCCAATGTTCTCGGAGAGGCTTACCACACCAACAAGTTTCAGGTTGGCTGCACCAGTCTGTGATGCTTGTCATAACTCACAGACTCCCGCTGAACAAGCCAATTCTTTTTGATTGGTCGTTTGATCTTCGGTTTCATAGAATGAGATTAATGACCAATCAATTGAATCGGGCATTGCCATTTTTTCGATTTCGTACCGGTCTTCGTTGATTTCCTCGTAGGGGGCTTGTCGATACGTTCCGTTATCAAACGGTAAGAACGACACACCCGCCATTTCATCGAAGTACTTGTACACAAAAGCTGCCACTTCAATCCACTCGTGCTCACGGACGTAAACTGTAATAGACGGCTTATGTTCGCACCAATTTCTCTGATACGTTAACCATAGTTTCAGTTGATCTAAGGCAGTCACATCATCGCGCAACACAGCGGTTGCAGGTGATTTCATCGGGAATGAAAATACGTCTGTTTGATTCGGACTGCTAAGGTCATCCTCGACCGGAACTTTGGCATCGCGCATTAGTTTGGAAACAGGGTCTTTCTTGTCTGCGCGGACTCTGCGGATATAGTATTCTGAATAACGCGGGTGAATACCACTAGCAGCATCGACTAATTGAGAAACTGTACCACTCGGTTTAATACAGGTAATTGAAACTGAAGGGGTGATACCAAGAAACGATGCCCATTCCACATTCGCCTCAATAGCTACCTGCTTCAAAGCCTGTAGTACTTCCGACAGCTTCATATCTTCCGCACCCTCAAGTGTTTTACTTTCACCTGACATGAATTTATGATCCTCGATACCAGTCAAAGACACACCTAGAAGGCGCTCCTCGATAGTATTTTTAACCCAAGCTTCAGAGAGATAGCGGAAATTGGTTAATGTGGACTGAAGAGTTCCTAGAACCGTAGCCCTGCGGACTTTACGTTTGATTGTATCAAAGGTATCGTTCGGACGGATTACGACTTCGGAAAGATTACAGAATTGTTTGTTACGGAGAATGATTTCACTGCATGGATTTGAGCCGAAGAGAATAGATGCATCCGACTCATATTTGGTCTTACGTCTTCCGGTTTTATGTGCCTGCTTGGTTGAGGCTTCGCGATTGAAGATGCCGCGTTCACCGGATCGACTACGATATAACGATTGCCATTCTTCTAGAAAAACACCAGGATCTGGCTTTTCCGAATAGACTGCGCTAATATTTGCCAATCGTCTATGTGGGAATTCTACCCACCACTGACCGGACTTGGCATCTCTCATCTTCGTATCCTCTAGATCACAAAGGCAGATAAGAGCACTACGACGGACACCACCTACAACAACGATATCCGCAATCTTACAAACAAGGTCAAACACTTCAATAGTAGACAGCTTTCTTCCTTCTGCCTTCTTGAAGAGGTCGACCGCAAACTTAAAAAGGGCCTCAAGGGGTCCTGGTCCAGATGCTCGACCACCAAACGTCTTAAGTCTTGCCCCGGCCGGCCGGAGTTGTGTCATATCCCACTTTGGAACTTTACCAGAATATAAGAGTGCGATTAATTCACGGAAAGACGTGGCCCAACCAATCTTAGAATCGTCAACCACGATTACGGTATTCGATTGGTAATGTTTCGCAGCAATAGTGGGAAGCTGCTCGACATATCGTTTCTCCACAGAGAAACCAACACCAGTACCACACATGAGGATATACATCAACTCATCGAATGTATGTGGGTGGTCAATAGCAACATAGGAACAATTATAACCCGCCACATTGTCCTTCTCTAGAGCAACACCTGCGGTCATTAGGGCGCGCATAGATGGCATTACTTGTAGGTCTAGGACTGCGTTTTGGATTTCAAACAACTCTGCCATTCTCTCTTGATTAGAATCATTTTCTAATGGCAGACGATTTCGGAAGAAGTCAAAATACCGTTCAACGGTCTCTTCCCAATTCTCGCGGCGGCCAAGGTCATCCCTCCAGCGCGCATACCGGCTAAGATGTATGTATGACTGATAATCTGTTGGTAACTGTAACATTAAAACCTCTGAGCAACCTTCTTACACATTTCTATAAACCTTTCATGTGATAATGTCCACTTCAGAATATTAACATCCTTATGTACCCATTGAACATTTCCTTCAATGTATCCTTTAGTACTATCAATTCTATCCAAAGATGCTGTTCCTTTTCTACCATTACCAAAAGAAAGTTCTTCTCCCAAATACACGCATTTACCATTTTGTTTTTGAAAAATTTCATCCAAATGTTCCCGTGTAACTTTAAATTCGAGTCCGCGTTTTTCGGCAGATTTTTGAATTTTATGGAATTTCATTCCAGGAAGGAACTTAGCAGAAGATTTCCATAATGGACTATTTGATAGCATCAATCTTTGCCCGTAGCATTTTTGGCAATTTGATTGTTCTCCTGAAGTAATGTGTTGTTTGGAAATTAAATATTCATTTCCACAATCACATTTTACCTTCCATTTATGGATTGTATTTTTCTTTGAACCGGTATAATACACATAAGGCTCCCCGTATCCAACTACTACCAGGGAGCCTATTTTCTTACCAGTCCAATCTTCACCTTTGTAAATAGGCTTAATTTGCATATCAAACCTATATATGTTTGGTAGATTTTCTAGTTAATCAGTTAGGAAGGCAACGCTTTTATATAGCGGTGTTTGGTATAAGTTACCATCCGGAACTGTGATCGCATCCAGTAAACGATAGCCCACCAGGACACAGATTGCACTCATCTATACTGAAATTTCGGATGTTCTCTTGCGGAAACTCATGTCGCATTTGATTCCATCCTTTAAAGTTCCCTTTTACTCCACGAAATTCTTTTACATTGGAAAGATTCACAATGGGAAACGCAGGTGTGGCAACATGTTCAAATGGACTAGGATGCATAGGTTTAGCAGACGCCAGTTTGTCGGCTAATTTAATGTCTTCCATAATATCTCGTTTACCGTCATGTGTTAGGTATGAAACACGAGCACATCTACCGGCGGAAATCTTTTTTAACCAATAGGAAACTTTACTATCTTCATCCACTCCACGATATGTGATTCGTTGGGCGGGTTCGATATCTTCTTCGGAAATATAAGGGAGATGCCATTCACCATAGTTTTTAAATTCAGGCGTACTGGCTGTATAGGCTTTATATGCGGCCAACGCAGCATGGAACATTTCTGGTTGAGCATATGGTTGATTCGTTTCAGGATTGATAGCGAGTCGTTGCCCGAAGAAATTATTCCATTCTGTTGATGAAATAATGGCTGTATGCCATAACCAAGGTTCAAGCAGTCTGTTTGTTAGCTGTTTATGGAGACCTAACTCCAATAAATCTTCAACGTCTCGGACGGCTTCATCTCTGGCAGATAGCCACCATGAAATGGCTTTTTTCTTTTTGGATTCTTCTAGCTCAACGGCTGCCCCCATACCGGCTTGGTTCTTTCCCCAAAACAACGGTAGGGCTGGATCTGTCTTCACGCGCTCCAGCATCTTTGATACTGGTATAGCTCGACTGGATGCGCTATTGCGGGAGAATACTCGGTGGGTGTTCAATTCGGCTAAAACGAAACGATGTAATTTTAGTTCCATCGTTGTAAGTCTTATTCCGTCCGGACTGATTGAATCCGCGATAATTTTAGCTGTTGGGAAACTCATTTCGATAACTTTAACAACGTCTCCATTCTGAAATTGCAATTCTGGCATTTAAACCATCATATGTGTTTGTGTCGATTAATTCCTTAATCTGGTCAGGTGTTCGACCTGCTAGAATCATATCGTTTATATCCTTCTCTTTGAGTGTGGTGGGCCAAACACAAACCTTCTCAGACTCATCTGCCACATGTACCATGGCATTTACAATCGCTTTATTACGCCTCTCATTATCATAAACAAATACCACATCATCAAAACGAGATAGAGTTTTGATATCCAAAGCAGCACCAGCAGTAGCAATACAATTAGGAAGGAACATGGAGTCAATGGGGCCTTCAACCACATAGACACGTTCGGTTTCATCGACACGATCCAAACCAAACACCTTCGGGGCATTTTTATCTATCTTGATGGTGATGTAGCGTAGCTTGGCTTTGGCACTGAGAGACCGCCCTTGTAGGGCAATGACTTCGCGGGATTCATTATAAAAGGGAATAACAATTCTAGTGTCGCCGGACTTCAGTTCGTATTCGTTGTCCGGTTCTACCGAATCAATTAACTTTTTAAAATCTGGTACGTAGAAGATCTCGGATAAGAACTCTTCTGGGATCTGGCGTCCGAGAACATACATGCGTGCAGCATGGTCGCTAGGTAAATCAGCAATAGAAGAATAAGCATCGTGGAGGACAAGTCGCTTAGGAACTTCTGCTTTCTCATCCACTCCTGATGTTGGTGGCTTGTTCCACTTGAATTTGAATTCTGGCTTTTTGTAGTTAGAATGACCATTTTCTCCTGCTTTATATCGGTCAAAGATGTACTCTTCGTACGTTTTGTGATCCAACTTCTTTAAGAAAGTTCCAACACTCATGCTTTCGTTGCAGTTATGGCAACGAAAGAACATTTCGTTTTTATTCTGGTAGAAGTATCCACGAGCCTTGATTTTACTCTTTTCAGAATCACCACAAAATGGGCAACGGAAATTGTATAAGCGCTGGTTCTTACGCTTGAACCGCTCCAGACGGGAACTAATCTGGGCGATATACTGGTGGTCAATGTAAAGGGACATGATTTACTTAAGGAGGGAACCGACTCAGCAGAGGGATTGAGGAACACGCCGTTTTCTCGCTTCGTCCGATTTCCCTTCGGATCTAGGCGCTCTCTTGGATGTCATTCACTGAGTCGGAGAAAGAACACAATTATGTGCTCTTTTATATACCCAGTATAACACAAAAAGCGTGGGATAGCAACCTATACCACGCTTTATGCATCTAATATGTTATGGATCATTTCTTGGCTTTTAACTCTTGCAGGTCTTGGCGGATTTGATCCAACTTAGTATTCAATACTTTGATTTCCGCAATTAATTGTTCATTCGTTGCGGCGTCAATAATTAAGTGGTCTTGTAATCTCTTTGTACCGTCTGTGTTAAGGATTTCAATCCTTTTCTCAACAACGTTCATTCGCTCGGTGTTCTGACCGTGCATAACGGCGAAGCTGGAAAGCGAAACAATTAACGGAACTATAAGACTGAGAACCACTTCCATTGTCAGAAATTTTTTTACTCTTTCTGCCATAATTTCTCCTCAGTTTTTGTCCCTTCACAAAATGTCTCCTCGAAATCATTATTTAGATCGGAGAACTCCTGCTCGAATGCTTCATTGAGCTTGAGCTTCTCCGTATCCTCTTTAAACAGCGCCCACACCGTAATATACTTCGCAAGTTTTGTTTTACCACCCGGAAGGGATTCTACAATTTTCTTGAGATTGAATGCAAATCTATGGAGAGTAGAAAAGGCTAGACGTTCTTGGGAGGTTTTCAGGCTGTAGGATTTCTTGAGAAACTTACCATTCTTATCGATAATGCCTAGTTTATAAGCATCCGTTTCAACCCAGTCCTGTGTGATGATTTTTACCAATTTTGCAATTAGGTACAATTCTAGGACGTTGTTCATGCGGTTTTCAGCTTTTCTAAAATGGCTTTATCCACTTTTATTTTCTTAGAATAAATGTCTCGACCATCCACACCATGCACAATTGCCGGCATAAAATCTAGATGGACTAAAAATGTCTTCAAGATTGGATACAAAGCCGGCTCTAAACGTAGGAATAACATCCTCGTTGCCGCTTCAACCTTGAACACATTGTAAAAGATAATAATATGGTTGAGGGCTAGACGTATCCGCGAAGGATCCATATCCTTCTCATAAAGATATTTACGGAGAAGCCTCTTTAGATATTTAATGTGGAGAAGGTCATCTAAAAACTCTTCTTTTCCTTGGCAGCGATAGTTTGTGTATGATCGGATCGCAAACTCAAGGAAATTATCTTCCGTAAGATTGTCTAGCCTCATTCATTTATTAGTCCTTCTTTTCGGATACTGGTACAGGACTAGGTAGGGGAACTTCAACAATCTCGGCGTGAATATGATACACCTTTCCAGTTTTTACATACTGGAACTTGATCTGTAAACCGCCTGGGAATACTTTTAGATAACCATTATCTGTTGTGTATTCTCCTGAGAAATTGTGAACGGTGATATTTTGGATAGGTTTCAGGAATAGTTCCTTGGTACCCGAATCACCCAGCAAGTAAGCATCATTAAAGGTCAACCCGAAGGCCAAACCAACACGATCCTTAATACGTTGGACAAGAGAATACGGATTCACCGTTGGCGTATTCGTCAACGGTGTGAGTTCCGAATTCATATGTTCCAGCCGCTTTGCTTTCTCCTGAGCATCTAGTCCAACCTCAGAATTTCCTGGAGAAGGAAGTCTCTTCTGGATATCTTCAAATAAGAGGTCGTATTTGCTCATGGTTATCCTTAGTTAACTGTAACAGCCGATAGGTCGGGTACGGCCGGCGCATCACCGAAAGTAACTGTTGCATTCTGTGGCGTCGCGTCCTGATCCTTAATGGTTGTATTTGTCGGTAGAACGATTCCTGTACCAGGGACTGCGTCCGAACCACCCGTAAGAGATGTTTCCGCAACCGCTGTTACGACACCCGCGCCGGCGCCGCTAACAATAGCCACATCGACAAGAGCGTCAGCAGCCACACTAAGTTCAATGGCATCCTTAATTTGTGTTGCGGTTGAGGTGATTTCACCTGTTTCGTCAGTTGCAAGGTTTACCACAATATCAGTGCCGGTAACATCGACAGAAAGTTCCTGGTCATTACCTTCGGGATCCACATAGGCAATTGTGATGCTATTACCAGCATCTCCAGCATCCTTTGCGGTGTATGTTAGTCCTTGGTTAGTTGCCAGAATTGTCTTGCTAGCACTAACGGCATCTGCTCCCAGTGTAACTTCTGTAGCGGCTGCCAAATCTGAGGACTGAATCTTATACTGGAATAGCAAAGATGCTTGGTCAACACTCGGTGCCTGATCAATATACGTTGCTTGACGAATTGTCCCATTGATGTTCAAGTTAATATATGGTGCGCCACCACTACCTACCGTAACTTTGACAGGTTGAGTAAACTCCACAAATAACTTGAGGATTTCGTTCGTCTTATACTTTGTCCGGCTACGACCAAGATAGCAATTTGCAATCGTAGCGGTTGTTGGAACTGAGAAAGTTGTATCCCCAAAGGCTACCAATAGTTCGCCGGTTTCAGCGTGCTCCCAGCCGCGACTCGTACGGACAGATGGTGCCCAGTGTGGGGCTTTGCTAGAGTCTGTGCTCCAAAGTGACATTTAATTCTCCTATGTTGTTGGTTGAACTTTGTATGGCTCGGTGTAAATGTCGGGCCTAATTTCCGGATTGATTTCTACAGGCTCGCCCTTACGTTTTTCCGGCGTATCCGTCTTCTCACCTTCCGGTTGTTCAGGAGGAGTTTCTTTCTCGCTCTCAGAAGATGGAAGAGGTTGTTCGCTTTCCGTCATAGTCTTGCGAACCTTTTCAATGAGTGATTCTGGTAGATCGAAAAGCATTGTTATTCGCCTCGAACGACGCGCTTTACCACACCAAGTACTACGTCAGGATTTGCGATTCCTACACCAGTACTTAGTCCATCCGCCTCTTCGCGGTGGAAGTGGCCGCCCTTCATTTTCTGTTTTTCTTTCTTGCGGTGGACGGCATCACGTAGGGAGTGTTCCGAAGAACCAGGCTTATAGATGCCGTTACCTGAGGTGTGAGAACCGTGGAGACCAAGATGTTGGGACGCCCGTTCCGCCTGCTTTTGGTCGGCGTACTCATATGGCATTAACTTCTTGCTCGTCCGATCCTTTTCCTTCTGTCTACGCCGCTGTGCGGCTTTTGATTTTCTCTGTGCGGCTGAATCAGTTTGATCCGCTGCACTCTTTCCGCTGTCTTTGTTGTCGGTGTGCGCCCGCTTGTCTTGGTCGACTTTTCGTTGCCCTTGACGGTACTTTGGATTATCAGTTTCTTCACTGACAGTCTTTGCCTTATCGAAAGAAGAGGATTCTTGTCCGTTCACCTTAAGAACAAACTTGTCTCCCTCTTTTACAATATGTTCTCCATCAGACTTGTTGCATTTTGTGCATGGCACAAAATGCCAACCGTCATTCGATGGGGAATCTAGTTCAGCTTGAACATATAAGCCACGGTATGGATTACCCATGTCATCTTTTGATACGGGCACCCAACCGGTACCCTGACAATCACCATCGCAGCCATTGTTAGGACCAAATGCGACTTCGCGCTCCGACTCGCTAAAACATTCAGAGAAATACTTGCCACGCTTTTCTTTATTTACTTCTTCGCAATAAGCCGCGAAGCTGTAGGAAGAATATGTGTGCTTTGCTTCGTTTAGATTCATGGAATTCCGAGTCCTCTGCGTACGGAAGTATATATCTCGGCCACGTTTTCGGCAGACAGTGATCCCGGCAGCATCTCTGTAAATCCAACAAGATTTCCGTCTTTCGCTAACTGTCTGGCTTTTGAGGCACTTACACCATCTTCCGTGCGTTCACCTGCACTCAATAGGATAATGTTGTCCAAATGGATGCGCTTATCGGATGGAGTATCAGGTAATGTGTACTTGATGAAATCCTTGTATTTCGGTAGTCGGTCAGACCCAGCGACGATAATCACTGTTCGAAAGAACTCTCCTGCCAAGAAATGCAAGGCTTGTAATGGGTCCTTAATGGGCACGATACGCATATCATGAGGAGTTACTTTCATGAGCATATCGTACTTTTCGTAGATATCCAGAGGGTTGTTCTTTGGATCATATGTGGCGGACGTGAAAATGAACGGTGTACCACACCGTTCATTTGCCTCTACCATTACCTGGTGAAATATGCGATAATGGTCTTTTGTGACCGGTTGGAATCGCCCGAAAGTCATAACGGCTGTTTTCATTTTCCCACCCACCTCTTCGCGTCATTGAGCATATTGGCCCGCGAGAATACAGAACGAATCACCATCTTGAAATAGTCCCGGTCTTGCTGGTACACATATCCCTCTGGGCCACACGGAGTACCATCAGGGAGATATACTTGCACACCTTGATGGTATGTGGCATTCAGAAACTGGATCATACGGTCCTTCAACAGAACGATCCTCTTATATCCTTTAAAGATTTCGTCTAGTTGAACCACACTCAAAGATGCGACTAATTTTATACCATCTGTTTTCTTCCGCATCATACCTTTGAACGTCTTTAGGCGTTTCGCCTCTTTGTCGTATTCATCGAAGATGTAGGCTGTGAAGTTCGAACCATCTATTGTGATTTGTTTCCGATATGCGTGGTTGACGAACTGTTTCACCAACGTATGGAGTCTACCTGAGGTCAACTCCTTCAACGTCTCAGATGAATATCCACTATACTGTGTCCTTAGGTTCTGGATATCCATGGCGGTCTTTGGTCCAGGCATTGGGAAATTAATTTGATGCATGCCGGGATAAATGATCGACAATCCCTCGGAGGTGTAATTGAACGATTCATGTAGGATCTCTGCCTGTAAATTTTCGATACTACCGCCGGTGTACTGTGTATGGATTGCAACTCCTACTTTAGACTGCATCAATTCGCGAAGATCTCCACTACCGTCGATCTCATAACGGAGAGTATTAGGTTGGATATACCATACATTCTTCACAAAGTCTAGCTCCTTCATCCCAGGCCACCACAACAAGTCCCCTTGAAAGACTTTGGAATTGGCATCAACGTGTGGTCTCAACGCCCGGAACAGATGCGTGAGTTTTTCGCGGAGTTCTGGAGATTCAGTTATTTCTGGAATATCGGATTCGTTAAAGGCCAGTTTCCCGGAAAAAACTCCCTTCGTTCCCAGGAAAAATTTCTTCGTAACTGGATGTGCTCCAAAAACAAAAGCGGGTGCACCATCCCATTTTCTTGAGATAGATGCACCCACCGATTCTCCGTTAATCCACGATAATACTTTAGCCAGTCGATCAATGGGAGCCGTAAAACTCCCGGTATCGAACAGGCTATCCTCAAGATGTTCCAGATGTATATTCTTCATGGTCAAGCTTCATCAAATAGTTTACCAATCCCTGTTTGGCAGTTATATCAGACAAGGTGGCTTTATCACCCAACATGGTCAATGAAACATTGCCGCTAGGAACGTACTTGTACTCAATCTCACCTTTCATCCATTTCGATGGGTTTAGGTTGACCTGGTAGAAGTCTTTCGCGGCAATCAATTCCTTTAAGAAGTCAATAGAATGCGGACAGTTGTTCAGATCTGCCGCTAGGGCTCTTGTGAAGAACCCGGTGATTGAGGAGTATCCGTGTTCGGGAGTGAGTCGGTCGAGGATTTTCGTGTTGCTGGTGGCACTACGGATCTTAGCGCAAACAGTTCGAACGGATCGTCTAGAAACATTCCCATTAACAATAGCGGTAAAGACCTCGGCATAGGGGGCCTCGATGGTGGTAATTCCGAGCGCTGTTCTGACTCCATAGTTGTACACAATCTCCTTAGCCCGTCTCTCATCGAAGTCGGCCATTTCGGCAGCTTTCAGAACGTTCCACAGCGCCCAGGATTTCTTGATGCGCTTCTTTTGGGAAACGATCTTTGGCAGGAGGTTCGTAAAGAACGATGCCTTCGCTCCTTGGCCAAACTTGTTGCTGATTGGGACTAGCTTTCTATCATACTGCATTATAGCACAGTCTATACCGGAAAAGCAACTGGAGTTCGGC